TCACAACCCGAAAAAGCGACGCCAGCCCTTTTTCTTCATAGGAGGCTTGTCTGATCGGGAGCTATATAGGAGAGCGTTGATTTCTTTCATATTGTTGATCTCTATCATTGTTTCGTCGCTTTCGGCATTCATAATTTCTCCGAAATGCTGAAAACGCTTAAGATCGTCTATTACTCTCTCACGATCTTCATGGGGTAATTTCGTTATATTTCCCGCATCTATTGCCATAGGTATTATGCTTTCGCCTACGCCATCCTGAAAATGGCTTAGGAACAACGCTGCGTTAGATAGAGCATTAACATATTCAGGGTCTTGGCTTGCACCGATGCTCACGAGCAGCGCATTTAGGATTTCGTTCTTTGGGTGTGGCAGCAGACTAATATCGTGAATAATGCCTCGCGGTGAGTTTTCCATAAATGTCGCGTAGCTTTTGACGATTACCTCAACATCATTTGGCGACGCGCTTTTCATAGTTACCCCCATGCATTTGATGGGGAACTTACCCGCATAATCGTTACGGTTCGATAGTGAAATTCAGCTCATCGGCTTGGTAACGTCCCTGTCAGCCAGCCGCTTCGCTAACCGTTCCCACTGATGCTCGTCGCTCATCCAGTGAGGGTTGTTGGGTTGTCTGGGCGTCGGGGCAAAGCGATCAGGATGACCATCACAGCGTGAGCATCGCAGATGCGCTCCGATGGTTTCCATGTCGGTGTTCCAGCAGTGGAAGAGATACCAGCGGTTCAATTTGGCCGAGTCGAGGACCGCCGAATGGCCGCACCGACAGATGGTGAACAGGTTTACACTGCGCCTTGCGTAATCACCAAGGGAACGTAAGCCGTTATCGCTTCCCATAGCCACTCTCAATCCGCCTGCGCCTTTCCTCCTGTAAGGCTTTTTGCCTGTTTTTGTAGAATATGAAGTCAGCGTTGCGATGAACGCCCACAGCGCGATAAATGCCCTCAATCTTGCTGTTGGTGTGTGCGTCTCGGCAGATGGCGTCTAGCTCTTTGCTATGAGGATGGCGGAAGCCGCTTCCATGCCAGAGTTCATCGAATGGCTCACGGCGTTTTGATTTGCTTACCGAATAGAGGAAAGCCAGAACGAATCGTAGGGCCATAGTTCGTTCAAATACGCCACTTTTACCGCCGCATAGCTCTTCCAAAGCGAGCAGGGCTTTACGCGTCAGGTCATCAGGTGGGATCGACATGAAGGATCGCAGACAAAAGAGACGCCGGGAATAATCTCGGCGTCTTTAGTAGTGCTTGGGGGAGCGAGTGTCAGGCTGCTTTGGGTAGCGGCTCGTTCTTATTCAATTTGCGGTCGAGATATTCCCATTCCCGTTCGATGCTGGCTGCACCAGTGCGCGTCAGGGTCAGCCGATAGCTTTCCTTAACGGGTTGATCGTCGGAGAATGAGGGTTCGAGGAAATAGGAGAAGGCGATTGTGCCGCTGTCATCGACCATTTCAAAAGTCTGGTCGATGTCGCTCCCGTCTGACTGGTCTTCCATGTTCATGCCCAATTCGACGGCGATCACATCATAGCCGTTAAGCGGTCCTTTGTGCCCATGCTTGTCGATGTGGGCGACAAGCGCACTGAATGCTTCCTCAAGCCTGTCCATCGCATTGTTCCTTCCGATTCGCTGTATGCCTTATGAGAACAAATGTGGAACAGTGTGGCAAGTTGGATTGTGCGGCTAAATTGTATATCACTGAATTTAGACCGTTTTCTAATTCGTTCCAATTCGTATCCGATTTCGTTTGTCAATTCGTAGCGGATTTGGCATGTTGTTATCAGACGAATTGGAAACAGATTAGAAAGGAGCGTTATTCCTATGGATCGTTTGAAGGAAATGGGCGAAACCGTAGCAAGACGGATTATGGTAGGCGCTGCAATCACGGCCATTGAGGCGCAGGGTTACAGCTTGAAGCGACAGCCAGGTCGCGGCCTCTCTGCCGTTTATGACGCCGTGAAGGGCAACGATAAGAAGGTGCTGAGCATCCGCACTACCCGCGATCGTTGGTTTGCTTTCCCTAGCTTGAAGAAGGCAACGGCTTGGAAGACGCTGGACGATAGCGATCTGGTTTCCGTTGCTGCTGTGGATGACGTTGAGAACCCGCAGGCGATTAACGTCTACCTCTTCCCTGCTGATGAAGTGCGGAAGCGGTTTGATGAATCTCGCGCTGCCCGCATTGCCAATGGCCATAACGTCAAGGACGATTGGGGCATGTGGGTGATGCTGGACAAGGGCGACGACAACGTAATCAGCCAGATTGGCCATAGTCTTGCCGTCGATTATCCACCCATTGCGACCTACACGCTGGATGAGCTTGAGGGCGAAGCGGACACGGTGAAGGCGGAAGCAGCCGTAGTCGTCGAGGAAGAGATTGAGGAAGAGAAGGAAACTGCTGTTGCCCTCAAGACGGTCGCTGATGTGCTGGCCTTCGCCCAAGAGCGCATCGCTGCCCTCACGGGTATGCCTGTGGAAGGTATCAAGCTGGACCTAAAGATGGGAGTGTAGCTTCATGTGCAACCACTACCGCAACAATCCAGACCAGATACCCCTTTGGCGGGAATATGCTGGTTACGACATTCGCCAGCCGAACGCGGAATTTGCCAGCGATGTTTATCCCAAGCGGGCTGGCATGGTCGTGCGTCGTGATGGTGGGGTTGTTCGCAGTGATGTGATGGCGTGGGGCGTTCCCTGCCAAATCAAGGGCGCCAGCGGAAAGATGCTGGAGAAGCGCGTCACCAACGTCAGGAACCTCACCAGCAACTTCTGGAAGTCCATGCTGGCTAACCCTGCTCAGCGGTGCCTTGTGCCGTTCTCGACCTTTGCAGAGCCGAAATTAGGGCAAGGGCGTGAGGAGTGGTGGTTCAATGTCGTGGATCAGCCTATCGCTGCTTTTGCTGGCATATGGCGACAGAGCGAACACGGCCCTGTCTATGCCTTCCTGACATGCGAACCGAATGAGCTTGTCGCGCCTCTGCATCCCAAGGCGATGCCCGTCATCCTTGAACCGTCTCAGTATGACGAATGGCTGGCAACTGATTTTACTGGCGCTTGCGCTATGGCGAAGCCGTTACCGTCTGAACGGATGACAGTTCAATAATCGGTGGTGAGGGGGCACTTTTGCAGTTGATCGATGCAGTCTGGGCCTATGCGGGCCAGTTTGGAATTACGCTCGTCGTGGCGGTTGGCGCAGCATGGGCGGCGTTTCGCTACCTTGGTGACAAATGGATCACCAACAAGTTCAGTGCGAGCTTGGAAGCCTTCAAGCACGCTCATCAGCAGGAGTTGGAACGTCTTAAACTCCAGATAAACACGAAGTTCGACAGGACCGTGAAACTGCACGGAAATGAATTCGAAGTGCTTCCAGAAATATGGTCGAAACTGAATACATCATATAATTCAACTAGAGCGCTATCATCCCCTGGACAGCAGATGGTGCTTCTGGATCAAATGAGCGAAGGTCAATTAGATTATTTCTTGTCGCAGCAAGATATTCCTGAATACCAAAAGGACGGGCTGAAAACGAACCCTGACAAGAACAATGCATTCTTCGAGATTTCGTTCTGGAATCGTCATTTTGCGGCTGCTGAGGATGCTCGTGCCCTTACCAGTTATCTACATGTCAAAGGCATTTTCCTTGGCCAAGAAATCAGGTCGAAGATCAAGGAAATGGAGGATATTCTGTGGGGTGTAATTGACGAGCAGGAATGGGAAAAACGACACCCGAACCCACGGGAAGGCCGCTTTGAAAAGCGGGATTTGCTGTTCAAAGAGGGCGGTGCGAAAATGCTCGCGATTGAAGAGGCAATTAGATCGCGTCTCTGGTCGGACGCAGCCGTTACAACGGACCTCTCTTAAAAAGCTGTGCGCGGTGCTTCGTAGGTGACGCCATTGACGAAAAGCAGGACGCTATCTGGCAGGCGGCGATAAAAGACTGTCTCGCCTTCATATTCAAATTCACCATCGTCCTTGTTCCAGAAACGCGGATCAAGATCGAGATATTCAGTTACGTCTTCGATAAGCTGGAACATCGTTTGCTACCTTCGTTGTGGTAGCAATTCGACTATTGCCTTCGCTCTTTCAGTCGATCCAGAAAAGGCTTCTATTTTGTTTCTATCGTATGTGCTTCTGCATGTGATGGAAACATCTGGCTTTTGACATAATCGCCACCAACGGACCATATAACTGATACCAAAAAAGCAGCGGCGACTGCGATGCTAACTGCCTTGCTTTTCCATGTCTCTATGTCTGTTATGCGTTCTTCAACGTCATCAATACGGGACTTATAATCGTTCTCTATCTTATCAATGCTGCTTTGCATGTGCTTCGTTCGCTCATCAATGGCAGAAACCGTTTTGGCTATCTCTAATATGGGATCGTTGGAATTGGTCATTGTGTATCGAAAGGCTCCCGCTGGCTTTTCGATATTTATTCCCCGCAGTGTTTCTGGTTTATATCGACCGAATGAATCATCACGTTAAATCAGTCTGTTGGCCACATACAAAGGAGCCAACAGAATGTCCTACTACATATTAGCTGAGAAGAACGAACGCTTTGGATGGACCATCCAATTTGGCGACAAAGACAAGGAAACGGTCAACGCTGAGCGTGATGATTATGTGAGCAACGGGATCAAGAGGAAGAACCTCAAAGTCATCACAGCCAAGTCAGCCCGCAAGAGCGATTGCGATGCCGCCGTTGCCAGCCTCAACGCGAAGGAGGCGTAAGATGGATTGGAAGAATATGCTTCGCGTTGCGGACGTTCTCAAACTGGTTGAGAACTGGAATGAGCAGCAGCCATTGAAGGGGACAAGCGAGGAACGGGACTTTGTGCCGGTCGCAAAGCTGTTCAATCCCGCTGGCGCAGGCACATGGCTCATCACGGAATGCAATGAGGATGGGTTGGCCTTTGGACTGGTGGATTTTGGCTACCCAGAGCTTGGCTATTTTGATCTGAACGAGATTGCGGAGGTTCGCCTAATGGGCGGATTTGTCCGCATCGAACAGGATTTGCATTTTCAGGCTGACAAGCCTTTGAGCAAATATGCGGAAGAGGCGCGCTTCCACGGCAGCATAAAAGCCTAATTCCGTCACTAGAAGTGGGGAAAGGCCCGTCGCTTTGCGGCGGGTTTTTTCTTGCCTTTTTTGGCCGACAGCCATACGCTCTGAGCGTATGCAGTTTGCATGGAAAATGGACACACAATCGCAGAGACGCAAGCCTACATAAAGCAGGCTGAGCGCATTGGTTTAACCGCTGCTGAGAGGGCTGCAATCAAGCTGTATCTCAGCCAGCATCCAGACACAGGGGATTTGGTTCAGGGCAGTGGAGGGGTTCGCAAGGTGCGCTTTGCGCGTCGTGGCACTGGTAAAAGCGGAGGTGTCCGCGTGTTCACTTTCTACTGGCGGGTTGATGAGCCGCTTTATCTGCTCGCAGTCATTTCCAAAACCAAGCAAGCGAACTTGTCCAATGAGCAAATCAACATGTTGGCCAGCATCACGAAGGAGATTAAAAATGGATAAGGAGGATTTTGACGGATTGATGGAAGGAATGCGCGAGGCGGCTGCGGACATTAAGGCTCGTCGTGCTGCCAAGGTGAAAGCCATCCGTGCAAAGACGCAGCTTTCCCAGCCTGCGTTTGCGGCCCGCTATCATCTGTCAGTTCGCACGTTGCAGAATTGGGAGAGTGGGAAGGCCATTGATAGCGTCGGGGAAACGCTGCTGACACTGATTGACCGCGATCCAGATACAGTAGCGCGCTTGCTCAACGCCTAACCCCGCCACTCAAAGTGGTGCCCGCTCAGCGCATTGTTGGGCGGGCTTTGTCATGGCTCAGCGAGTTTGGAAAGAGGCGATAACTCGATTGGTCCCGTTCATCAGCAGACCGCATTGAATGTCAGCCACGAGGACCGTGGAATTGACCCTTACGTCGGTGGGATTGCTGATCGTGGTTTCGCCTTGGGGGAAGTTGGCTCTGACGACATACGGCAGCTTGGGAACAACGACGAAAGCGATCTTGGCTTGAGGCTTGAACGACTGAGCTTCAGCAACGCTCATTGGCACTTCGCCAACAATCGCATCCTTGTTGGCGATAAACAACTGCTCGCCATAGCTCGCCGTCTCACGGTCAAAGATAGCCTTCTCTGTCCGCGTGAGCTTCGTAACGGTGGTCCTCGCCCCAAACCCGTTTTGCGCGGAGTAAGTGCCTGTTGCGACCTCGCTGCTTGATATAGCAACGTCCAAATTGCCTATCGTGCTGGCTTTCACATCGGACTTTGCCCAATAGAAGGTGTCCCACGCGCTGAAATTGCTATTGTCGAACAGGTAGGATTTAACCTCGAACGCAGCCTTGTCCGCATTGTAGGAAAGGTATTCAGCCCCCTCGATCTTTTTGGAAATGATGAGTGGCCCACTGGCGGCACCAGCAGCCAAACGCGCCTGATATGCATCTGTGGTTTCAAACTCGCCCTTGGGAGCAACTGGTTTGATGCTGGCGATGGCCTGATCGAAGCTTAGCGGCGCGACCGTCGTGCCAGTGTAAGAAGCGCAGGACGATTGAGCGTGTGCTGCTATGGGGGCGGAAATGAGTAGCGCCCCAACGATGGCTTTTTTCATCATGTTCCCTGTTAATTGTTGAAAGCACGAAGAAGCGATGCCCGAAAAATTATAACGATGCTCTAACAATCAGGGAAATTCGGGCTGGAAAGTGAGGGCTGCCAGCATGCTTCTGGGGCGGCAAAGCGCCACTCCTAGTGATGGCGACAGACCATTTATTCAAACTGCTCGATTAGTCCGCTCAAGGGTTCGCGCCTTCATGCTCCGCTGGTGCGTCTCGGCCCAATCAATAGGCATTGCGGTTGGGCATCGCACATAGCTGGGGAACATGCCCCTAGAGGCGTTCTCCGCGATCATATGGCCACGTTTAAGCGCACGGCTCGTCAATTCCTTGAGATTCTTCCGCTCAACGATCGTTCCTCTGCCATCCTCTGACTTGGAGAGCAGGCGGTTGTAATGCGGGCTGAGCTTCGCCTTCACGCCTATCTGCCACAACGGCATGTCTGGGTTGGCTGCTTTGGTCAGCAGAACGCGCATATATTGGAATACGCTTCGACGGTGCAGTTTCTTCCCAAACAGCTTGTAGGTAGGTTCTGAGGGCGTCTCAGGCTGTATCACGTCGCCATGCTCCGTCAGCATCGCCTCAATCCATTTCGCAATCTGAGCCTTTGACAGCCCAACAGGGATCGCAGCGATGATGGCTGCTGGTTCGCCCTGTTTCAGCCATGTGTCCTTTATGTAGGTGTCCACGGACGCTCTGAGGCGAGGAATTGGCTCGTCGCCCCTGTCGTGACGGATCGTGCCCAACAAAGCTGGGCTGGGCTTTTCGCCCTGTTGCCCAAAATGCCAGATCCCTATGTCGCGCCACCATTCCACAAAACGAGGGACAATAACGTCTCCTAGATCGTCGTAGACCGCCAGCACGGCATCAAAATCCGTTGGTAACTTCTCAGCGCCGGTCAATTCACCAGCACGGCATTTGCGTGCCAGCTCGTAGCTTGGGCTGAGCCTGAGAAACTGTAGCCACATCTGGAACCACTGGATTTCCTCCTTGCGCGCCCATTTGTCGCCAATGCGCTGGAGGTTGAGGGGCTGATTCTCGCTCGTCATAGGTTGGCTTGATACGTCCATAACCACCAAGCCAACTCCCTATCTGGCCAACCCTTATATATCAAGGCTTCAACGACGCAGCACTGCCACTCAGCGCCTCGTCTGCTCTTTGACATTGTGATCCCCAAACCAATTCAACAGCGCAAAACCGCGCTTTTGAAACCGCCCCACTGTGCGTTTGGCCGCCGCGCACAGTGCGGGTTTCTTCATGGCCGCCAAACAATGAGGTGAATTAATATGCTCAAGTATGAAAACGAAACTATCATCAACAAGGAGACTGAAATGAATACTACTACACTTCCTACTAAGTCCAAACCTAAGAAGCCTAACATCAACGCAATGCTTGATGAGACTGTTTCTCTTATGAACCAGCGCAAACACAAAAACATTGCGCTTAGTGATGAGAGTAACAACTGGTTTGACCTCGTTCAGGCTTTCCGCGCTAAGATCGAAAACGATCAAGGCATACTAAACAGGCATGAGGTAGCGGGTCGTTCAATCCTCTACAGCCAGCTTGCGGATGCCTACAAGATCGGCCTTGAGCTTGTGAACGACAAGTATCTGGCAGCGATTACCAGCCTTCTGCACCACCACAGCATCGCAGGCGCAAAGAAGGCCATTGATGTTGTTCGTAACAACCGCATCAACCGCGAATGGAACGCTGAGAACCCTGACGCAGTCCAGCGCGAATTGCAGGAGGAAATCAGCCCGTGGGTTCAGGTTGTGAAGCTGCTCTACGGCAAGTGGATCGACACCACGAAGATGACGGACACGGAAAAGAAGGCATATGCTGAGACTATCGGCATCAAGGGCAATCTGAGCCAGTTCGCCACGATCAAAAATCCTGCCGCCGAAGCAAAGTCGGCTTATCAGGAATGGTCGCCTAATCGCTCAGCGGAAAAATATGCTGTCGTGTTTCGCTACATGCACGACAACGGCATTACGCCTGATGAAGTTGCCAGCTACATCGAAACCTTCAACCTCAGCCCATATGGTGCGAAGCTGCTGGGTATCGAGCGCGCTGGGCGAGCTGCTGCGAATGCGGGCAAGACTGCCAAGCCTGAAAGCAAGGAGGTTATCGACAAGCGTAACGCCTACGTGGCTCGCGCTGAGGCTCGTAAAAACTGGAATGTCTTTGCCGTCGAAAAGCCCAATACGTTCCCGTCCAAGCTCACCTATGCCCGCGCTGTTTTGAAGCAGGAAGGTGACGAACTGGTCATCATCTTGGTTGATGATGCTGACAAGCCGATGGAGGAAAGCGCATACGTCAATCTGGCTGTGAAGCTGGGTAAGCCGCTGCTCGACAAGGAAAACGAGCAAGCTGCTGAACGTAGCAAACAGGTAGATGAAGCATCAAAATCCCGCGAACTGCATCTGACCCACGGCCCGCTTGCCCGCAAGCTGGCTGAACTCAAGGCAGATGGTGCAGACGGCGGAGCCATTGCGGAAAAGGTAATGGCATTGCTTGAGGCTGAGGAAAAGAAGCTGGCTGGCACGAAGGCGATTGAAGGCTTCGCTGACATGGAGGCTAACTGATGGGTGATGACCTCTATAATCTCATCAGCGATTGTAAGGATCGTATCGACAACAATCCTTCAATCAAAGTCGATGGCAAGGCGTTGATCGAGATGCTTTATTGGCTCTACGCAGGCGAATGGGATCATCTCGAATTGCATGAAGCTCGTAAAATCACAGAAACTATGGAGGCGCGTATATTCTCTAACTAACTAAACGCCACATGCCAGCGCGTTAGTCTGGCTACATATTACCCACGGAGAGCGACATGCTCAACGGCGAAGGTCATTAGCCCTCATCAGGAAACTGGTGGGGGCTTTTTATTCCCTATTCCAGTTAAACGATGAAAGGCAGTTCTATGTATGAACGACATAACATTATCATTTTCAAATCCAATCTGACTGGCAAGCGCCGTGGTGATGTGCGGGGTTTCGCAATGATGCTTGAAGTGGATAACCGCAGGCGCGCAACTGAATACATCCTGTGGCCGAAATCAAAGAAGGTCATTCCAACTCTACAAGATAGATTTATGCGAGGTCTGGATCAGCATTTTTCAAACCTCGCCAATTGGAACAGTGAAACTCGTCAGTTGACTGCGTTCAAGATCGTCTTTGGCACGATTGTAGATGACGAACGAATGCAGCGGGAATTGGAAAGTCTTTTTTATTGTTGGTGGGCAACGAACAGGGGCAAGATGCAGGGCGAGTTTGAATGCGTCCACGTTTGATGCCGTCACTACTAATGAGCGGTTGAAGTAGGCAAAAATCCGGGGCCAGTTTCCTTCTTCACTCGTAAACTCGTTCCGCTTCGCACTGCACATGCCTAATCAAAAAAGGCATACGCGAAAACACCATATAGTATAATGGAGTTATTTCGTATGCCTTTTTCCAATTCATGCAGTTCGTGGCGAAAAAAACCACAAAGAAATATCGACATATCAGCACATGGTTTGCTATTTTCTATAAATAAACATGAAGCAACAGATTCTGGAAGATGCTGTTACTTCAAACAGTGGATTTCAGAAGTCGCTTCATTCCTTTTTGATGAAAAACCTGACCCGCTGAGTGTTCCAGAATCCGCTCAGCGGGTTTTTCATCAAAGGAGATCAAATGACACAAACGAATTTCAACTATGTTTCCGCCCTGGCAGGGGCAGGGAAAACATACAAAGCAGTAGATCACGCATCATTCCTCGCCAACGAGGGTTTTCGTATAGTTATCGCTCAACCAAGCAGGCAGTTGATTGACGAAACCCACACATTGGCTGAGCAGTTTCAAACTCGCTATCCGAACGCAAAATACCGTCTCAAGAAGATACACAGCGACAACAAAACCAAATCTTCTGTTTCTGGTGAGATTGTCAATTATCTCAAGAACTATGATTATGATAACGGAGAAATCCTGTTCATTACCCATGCAGCCCTGTTTTCGATCCCGTATTTCCACCGCAAGGATAACTGGATACTGATCGTTGACGAGATTCCTGACCCATTTGAGGACATGAGCCTAAAGCTGCCTGACAATCACAGCCTCATTACGGATCATTTCACGCTCAGCACTCAGTCTGCATATTACAGCAGGCCAGTTATCAAGCCTGAAAGCGAAGATCACATAAGGGCCATTTGGGAAAATAAGAATGGCGATCAGGTCAATGCCGTATTCGCTGACTTCCTTGATGCCTATTACGACGATCACCGCGACCTTTATGTGAATAGCAGCACTTGGACCGCGATAGCTGAAAACAGGGACAAGAAGGAACGATTACCAGCGAACGCAATCTGGAAGCCCTCATACCTTGAAGGCTTCAAAGAGGTTATAATCATGGGCGCGATGTTTGAAGAGAGCATCCTGTTTCAGATATGGGGCCAGCAAATGGGCGTTGAATGGTCAGTATATGACCGCATCCAAAACCATCTTCGCTACCAGAATCACGCACCGCAACCGAACCTCACCATTACATATTTGCTGGAAGAGAATTGGAGCAAGACGAAAGCACGGCAGCAGTTTCAGGATAGCGACTATTCAGTCTTTGATATGTGCAAGGCGGAAGCGGACTATCATATCGCTGGCGCAGACCACATCATCATCACGAACAAGGATCGTGAAAGCGAAACAGACGAGTGTTTCGTGAACGGCAGTCGCGTGTCGAACGTGTCCCACGGCATCAACACATTTCAGCATATCGACAACGCGATTTTCCTGTCAGCCCTCAACCCCAGCCCAACCCATTTCAAGCTGTTTGAAATGCTCGACGTTACCTCTGACGAACTGGCTGACGCTCGCTATCACCAGATTGTCTATCAGGCGGTGATGAGGACCAGCTTGCGAGATCCCAGCGCCGTAGAGAGGGCAAAGCATTTCATCGTCCCTGACAAGCGCGCTGCTGATTATCTGGCTCGCGTCATACCTGGCTGTAAGGTCCAAGCGGGGACGTTTGCTGACATGGACCTGGGCAAGAGCATCAACGGCCGCCCCAAGGGTTCTAAGGACACGAAAAAGCGCGAACGCTTCTGGAGCAGCCCAGCGCAAAAGTCCGCCGCACAGACCGCCAAAAAGACCCTTATCCGCAAGCAGAACAGGCTCACCTACGATCCATCCATCCCAAACCGCATGAGCCTGTTTGCTGGTAAATGGGACAAGCATCCCAAGGAGTTCACGTTCACGGACGCAGATAGCCTGATCGCGGACCTCAAGGAGATGAGTGAGACTGTTATCCAGAGCAAGGAGGAAAACGTCCTCATTTGCCCAGCCCATTTCGTGGAGCGCGCTGGCGTGGAAACACGACGCGGCCTTGAAAACATCGAGAGCATCCACGGCGTTTGGCTGGACAATGACGGCGGCGATCTCACTCCCAGTGACTTCCGCAACATCTTCCCGACGCTCAGGATGGCGATCTTTAGCACCTACTCAGGCGGCAATCGCTACCGCGTGTTCATCCCGACAAATGCGCCCATGATCCGAGATACGGACTTCATCATCAAATGCCTGTTGATGAACGAAATCCGCAGCCACGGTTACAGCGACAAAGGGAAGCTCAAGCACGGCTTCGACGTAGGCAAGCTGACACCCAGCAGCATGTTCTACCTCCCCGGTCTTCAACATGGGAAAGCTGATGAAGCATTTTTCATCGAGAATCCGGGCGACGAAATCGACGTAGGGAAATGGCTTGAAGGTGCCAGCATCAAGATGTTCCGCGAGGAAGAAGCAATACGAGTTCCAGAAGAATTCTCGAAAGCAATCAACCCAAACATCACCCTGCAATCAATCGCCGCTGAGATACAGGCTCTTCCAAAAGGCACAGTCAACGGCTCGTTGGCAAAGCTGGTGGTAAAGGCATTCAGAAATGGATTTGAAGCTGGCGAGATACGAGTTGTTTTAGGAATGGCGCTTAGTGGTCGTTCTGGCGGAAGAGAGCATATGAGAGACTTTGAAGGACTTATTAGAAAAGGACAGAATGGGAAACTGAAATGACTGATCCTGATTTCGTGAAAATCTCAATGGATAAGTGGATGGATTTGATGAAAGAATATCGCTCATCGAATCTCGGAATTGCGATGGTAGCCAATCCCGACGAATGGCTATCAAAGCTGATACAGGAAAAGCTGGGAGTGAAGCCATCTCATGTCGAATTTGGCAATGATGGCTTCACGATCTTCACTACCAGTGAGTCAGATGCAACGGCGGTAAGAATGTGGCTATGATACCGATCAACGACTATCTTCGCGTTGCACATCGGTCTGGTTGGCGACCATCTGGCTATATACGTTTATTCGATATGAAGGATATGCTGGTGTATCAAGGACCGTGTAAGATGCGTATGACTCCCGCATTTGGTTATCATAAGATCAGCTTCATGGACGATGCTGACTATACAGCGTTCGTTCTACTCAACTGATTTGCCGTAATGATCGTTTAATATCTCTCGTTCCAACTCGCAAATGAAGGGCGGTTCTTCCTGATCGACCTCAATCAGATATTCTCCGTCATCTTCGTTGGAGATCAGGAAATCCTCTCCGAGAAAATCACCGACAAGATCGAGTAAAATCCAAAAGCGGGGATCATCTGGTTTGATTGGAATGGAGAGGGTGAGTTTGTAAAAGTCTTTCATGTCGGTATTTACGCAGACACGAAGAGCAGTTTTTGACCATTGATGAAAAGATCATCGAAGGGCGGTTTTTTGGTCTGGTAGAATTTCGGTCACTGACCATCCACACCCCGACCAGAAAAGGGTATATATACCCCTCCAATCCCATCCCATTCCCTGCCATACTGGCTCCGCGTGTGAGTGTCCTTTGGAACCCCCTTCTGGTGGACGCTGGGTAAGCAGTTTGGCGGCAGGTTCCATTCGCCTGAATGGCCGTCATAAAAAGGGTAGCTGGAACGGGGACAACCAGCCACACGCATCTTGCCGCATTTGGGACTACCTAATTCCAACAGTCAGACACAGGCCAATCCCTGTCACATTTCCAATCGACTTCCACTCAAAGTGACAACAGGCCGATGGCTCCAGACCCATAAATGACAGGAGCCGTCATGCTCGTTGGATATGCGAGAGTTTCCACCACAGAGCAGAGCCTAACAGTCCAGACTGACGAGCTGGCTGCTCAGCAATGCGAACGCATCTTTGAGGACAAGGCATCAGGCACCAACACGAACAGACCTGGCCTAATGGACTTGATGGCATTCGTCCGTGAAGGCGACATGGTGATCGTTTCCAGATTGGATCGTTTCGCCCGCTCATTGGCTGACCTGTTCCAGCTTCTACAGGCGTTGGCTGATAAGGGCGTTGGCTTCCAATGCGTCCACCAATCGATCGATACGGGCAGCAGCACAGGCAAACTGACACTCGCCATATTGGGTGCAGTGGCTGAGTTCGAGAACGACCTACGACGAGAGCGCCAGAGAGAGGGAATCCAGAAGGCCAAAGCGTCTGGCATCTACAAGGGCAGGAAAGCTGTCATTGACGCTGACAGGGTGCGACAGCTTGCATCTGAGGGCATGGGGCCGTCTGCTATCGCCAAGACGCTTGGATGCCATAGGCAGTCGGTTTATAGGTTGCTGGAATCAAGGGGGGAATGATGAAGCGTCTACTTGCATTGGCTTCAGCGATGTCGCTGGCAGCAGTATCAAACCAAGCCCAAGCACAATGGCTGACGGGCAACCAGCTTTACGAGTGGTGTTCCAGCACCAGCGTTACTGAGGGTGGCGCTTGCATGGCCTATGTCATTGGTGCACTCGACGGCAACCTCTCCATTAATACCGCCAACGGGGTCACTCGCGGGCAGATCAAAGATGTTGTGAGGAAATACCTCGCAGACCATCCAGAGCGCAGGCAGATGATGGCAGCAACGCTCGTCTACATGGCCGTTTACAGTGCATGGCCCCAACTCAATAAAATGGGAAAATAGGCTGAAAAAAAAGCTCGATTTCAGGGAAATTGTGATTTCAGTGCTTCAAAACCCGCCCTTTTCTGCGGGTTTGAAAGCCCTGATTTCAGCGATTTTCGCACTCAGCTATACTACATGGGCGTTGGTTGCCTGAAATCGCTCAGATTGCTCAGAAACGCATTTTACCGTTAGAATCAATGATGATCTGGTTGATTTCCTCTGGCTGATTAATGATGACGGACTTAATTTCCTGTTCCACTTTGATCTGCTCACCAAACCAATCTCTGTCGAACTTACCCAATAGGAATCTGAGATAGCCAACCTGTGCTTTGTCTCGTTCTACATTGCCTGTGGAATACTCGCCACCCCGTAGAATATCCCAGCCCATACCGATCATGAAGATAACTTGCAGCTTGAATGCGTCTTTGATCTTGGCACGAAAGGCGGGATCATTCTCCATCCAAGCGCAGACGGTTGAACGGCCCGGCATGTGGGCATCCTGACATATCGTCACCATGTCCTCACCATCAGTCAGGCGTCTGAATATCTCCGATTCAACCTCTGGCGATCTCACGCTCGGTCTACCTACGGGATTGGCTGTCCTGACCAACTCCTGCCTTAACGCCTTTGCGCCAGCAGCGGTGATTGCTGCCTTATTGTTCTTCACTCTGGCCATTCAACTTAGTTCTCCTACTGGGTTAGTCTTGATATTTATCCAGTGGAGTGTTTTTGGATCAGAAGGCGGATAGGGTCTTTATGTCCTCTCCACAATCCTTGTAAGCTGCTTCGATTGATGCTTTTGCACCATCCTTGTCCACATATGCAGCGCCGGTATTTTCCTCTTCGATAGTCAGCTTATCACCGTCCGCATATAGGGCAGACAGCAGCTTATCGCTTCTGGTGGCGTAGCCATCACCATTGATGTCGGTATTGCGTTTCAGGTCATAGGTGATCCAGTATCTACCAGCATCGAAGTTGACGCCGCTGAGCCAATCGGTGTGATTGTTCGTCCTGATTGTGTATGTGAGATATGCAGAACGATTAACGTCATCCGACCGCATCATATAGGCTGATACCTGTTTCTTCTTCGTGGCCGGATTTATCCCGCAAACCACTCTCATCAAGCCGATTGTCTCATCCTTGCTGTTGCTGATCGTCGTATTATAGGAAGAGTATTCGTTCCTGTTATCTTCCTTTTCTGGCTTAAACCAAGCACCATATTGGGTTTCTGCCAATGCGCCGTTAAATGGAATGGTCATTAATGCGGCGGCTATAATCAACTTCTTCAATTACAATCTCCTTTTATTCAGATGTAAGTTGGCTTTTAGCTGTTCATTTGCTTAGTGTCGATCGGTCTTTGTGGCCGCTATTGCCTAATAGATGCTTAATTCCGCAGGGGATGCCTTTGCCTTCTCTGGTCATTCGTTCTGCGTCAATAAGTCGGTCATGGTCTATGAATTCGATCTTGCAGTTGGGTTTAAATTCAAATCTGTGAGTGGGCTTATAGCTGTCTGGGGTGATGTTGGGTTCGTTCGTATATGCAGCTATCATCTGTGCTGCCCTTATTGCCGTAAGTTGATTGGTTGGCCTTACCAGTGGGAATATCCACACTGCTCTGTCTGTTTCTGTTTTAGTTGGAACGATATAATAGGAGTGTTCCATGTCGTTTAGGCAGGCGTTGATTGCGGCTTTCTGTTTCAGCGGCCATTCGATTGTCAGTGTGGTTGTTTCTATCGTCGGATTTGGTGCGCGAGTGTATTCCAGTGTCGAGAAGGAAAAGCTCGATCCTTCATACCAAGTCAGATCGTTCAGTAGTTCATGGGCATCGCGGATTCGTTCGTCATCCGTGTAGATAGGTGCTTGCCAGAAGTTGGAGGCTTCGTCGCTGAATTGGCTGATTATCAGAATGGGTTGCATTATAGTTGTTGGTAGACGCCGCCTGATGGGTCGATGAGAACCAATCGCAATGGAGCATAAGCGGAGAGTGCAAATGGCACATCTGTGCCCGCGTAGTTAATTTGGCCACCTGTTGGCGGGTAGACGTTGATAGCGTTTCCCGTTCCGTTAAAGATGTTGAACACAGTTCCAATGGCCATGCTGGTCGGAAGAATGATGCCTTTGTTTGATGCATCGGAACTGCCGATATGAAACACAGCTTTTGTGACCAGTGCTGCGGTGCCTGCGGTTGTGCCGGTTGCGCTTTGAAATGCCACCGTGGGTAAACGCTCATAGTTGGCGTCAATCGGCCTATTGGACAGATCATTATAGCTGCCGCTGGTTGCCACGGTCGCCAGCGTTGGCCTGCCCGTTAGATCGCTATACGCGCCCGTTGTCGCGACTGTCGCAAAGCTGGGCTGATTACTCAGGTCGTCATAATCGCCAGTCGTTGCAACATCAGCGAGGCCAGTGATGGTTGCTGCTGGCTGAGTGCCTGTGTGGGTAGCGCGATTTCTCAGTTCTGCATTTGTAGCGTTCGCCGTCGCCCCAGTTTGAACGGAATCCAGCTTGGATTTGTCTGAGGCAGACATGAAGCCTGCGACTGATGATGTTGCGTTGCTGATCCATGCAACAATCTGGCTGACAGTCATTTTGTAATTGTAGCCGGATTTCAGGACGGGGAACGTCTCAGTGCCGTCTACACTTGGAACAGTATCAAGTTCACTTATCTTTTTGGTTGCCATCGCGCCTCCCGTTTTTATTGTTATTTATTCTAACGCGAAGGTGTCGCCTGCTTCTGTTGTGATGGTTGCCCCGCCTGCAAATTCCATTTCCGTTACGGGCATAATTACAATTCGATTGTATGCCAGCACTTCACCCGTCTCCAGGGCAATGGACGTTTCTTCCCCAAACTCGATTTCGATGTCCACTTGCTCTGCTGATTGGGCTTCTCTCAAAAGCTGGTCTTCAAGCAGGACAGATTCAGACATTGCCCGCATTATCTCGCCAACCCAAAACCCGTAGAACAAACGGCCTTCTGGAAATGGGGAGAAACTGCCTGCCATATCGCCGCTTTTGACGAAGAAGCTGTTGAGGTAATCAATGCTTCTGTTTCTGGCTTCCACTATGTCAGCAGCGGAATGTCCTGCTCGTAGCAAGGCAGTCAATGCGTTTATGTGCAGTGCTGCAATATGTGGTTCGTCATAAGAGGTGCTTGGGAGGGCTGAGCCGTCTTGTGGGAAAAGGGTCGGCGGCCTGTTGTCGTTTTCGGTCAGGAAATCGACTAGGAATGCCGCATAGTCATCAACCACCTCATACAATTCCGTTGGGATCGCATGGCCGTCTTTCGCCATCTGGAATAGCAAGCTGGCAGCGCCGTTGAATGAGCGGGCCTGAAAGCCGCCCCAGAATGTGTTTGGGTCCGGCCCGTTGGCTGAGAAGCCCTCTGCCTGTCCGTATGCGACATTATCCCATTTCGGCCAGATATAGACTTGTGTGAAGGGACCACGGAGGCCAGTCCTGTCATGATAATCGTCCTGGCTGTCTTTGTAGAACTCCAGCACCTGTGTCGCGTAGCCGATGCGACCGATCAGCGCCCAAACTGAGGGCGTTTGGTATGCGACATATGGCGTGCCTCTCCAGTATTTCGTGCCGTCCTTGGCGCTTCTGTCTGTGGTGAAAGGCACAACGCCCGGACTGTATTTGTAGCTGATAGGCAGGCAGTTGACGGCCTGAACATCACCGACTTTGACAAACATCTCATCGGCGCTTTTGACCTTGATCTTTACCTCTGTGAGCATCGCCGCTGAGAGGTCAAAAGCCGTAGGCAATTCGCCATAGCAGTAGAGATCGATGTTTGCGCCGCCCGTGCTTGGGATCGGCACAACGCTGAAACTGTTGAAGCTCAAACTGGAGGGGAACGAGCTTGGAGGTGTGCCTGTCTCGTTCTGATAGGGCCAGAGCGTGAAATCGGCGCCATTGAAGGTATATTGCCTCCACTCGGCAGTTCCTATGTCCAGTTCCTTGCCCCAAATCCATCCATCGTCGTCCTCGATCGTCACGGCAGCTCGTCCAGAGTTGAGCCTGTAGGAAAGGGTATCCATGCCGATTGCGCCGGGTGTAACGGTCCAGAAACCTACGACGCAATAGGAGGTATCAAGAGGCAAATTGAACGTGGTGTAACCGTCTACGATGTCGAACACATAATCGATCTTGCTCGTCGTAGTCGCCGACTCAGGAATCAGTGCGGCTTGGTTGACTGTTAGGAACTTCGATCCGTCAGAACGCTGAGTGCGATAAAAGGATTTCAGTTTGAACTCACGTTTGTAAATTACGTCCACAGGATCATTCGTGAGCAAGGTCTTTCTGAACGTCTCTGTGCCTGAACCTAACTCGTCACTCGTAGTGATGGATATTTCACAGAAGCCCGTAGGGCTGTTGACTATCATTTCGCAGTTCAATGCAGTCTCAGGCGAGACCCTGTTGAACACGCCAGTTTGACCGATTTCCAGTTCTGCCATCGTGCTGCCTGTTTCTCTATCTTTCGTTATCGTATTCAAGCCAGCTTGATCGATGTAATAGAGGTAAGACATTGATGTGTTGCTCATGGAAAAGTAAGCAATTCCATGATTGAACAGCTTTGATGAAATTAGATTTCTTTTGAAATAATAATCCTCTGGTTCAAGGGCTGTCGCTGATATGATTGAGTAAGAGGCGGAATTGAATGCCCTGAGATATGTAGGGTCGCCTGTATTGTCATACATCGCCTTGAACAATTCAATGTGCCAAAGCTCAACGTCCATTGCGCTTGCGGATTCGCCTATGTTGAGCTTGCGCCACATTGGCCAAGCATCAAATCCCATGTTGCGGGGGATTGTTGATCCACGTCTTGTTGCGTGAGCGACTTTCAACGATCCAGTGTATGATGATGATAACTGGATTTTTCCGACCGTCTCACTTGGTTCTGTGCCGAGTTCAACGCCGTTTGCATCCATCTTCATTTTGCGATCATCAATGAACCAATCGACGGCATATTTTTCACCAGTGCCAGCCTGAACCTCTGCAAAGACGTTGTTCCAGACGAGTTTTGCCGTTGAGACAGGGCCGTATGCGAAATAGACGCGGGCAGTGTCCTCGCCATAAGCTGGTGCGTTGTGCGGGATAAAACCAATGCCGTCAGTGAAATTAACAACGAGGTCGAAGGAACCTGATTGCTGATAATCTCTTGAGTTGACAGGTGATAAGACTTTGAAGGGATACTTACCGTTGATGACCCAATGGTGTCTCCACTCACCAACTGATTGCGGCAGCTTGTAAGCTGGGAAATAGTGGCCGATATAGGCATCAGTGTATTTGATTGCTCTCTCTTTGAAAACGGGGATGCCAGTGGCTTCATAGGCTCTGATATATCCCAAAGCCAAAAGCACCTGAGATTCACTGGTTGCTGCATTCGTTGGGAGGTAGCTACCGCGTCCGCTTTCATAGTGGAGTGAGTTGTTCACGACGCCAGCGTTGTTGACGAGATAGTTTGTGTCCTCGCCAACGGCGGCGTTGCCTGTGTATCGCTCCACAAACTCATGAAGGCTGATAATCATACTTACTATGTCGTTGGAGAATTGCCCGTTCATGAGGTGAAGGCGACTCCTGCGAAAATCCCATACCATGTGATCCCGCCGTCAATGCTGGTTAGGTCAATTATGTCCGTATAGGTCGGTGTGACAGAGAGGATTGGTGGGCGCTGCTGGCTCCACATGATGTTTGAAGGCCAGGTAACGCCGCGTCCGCCTGTTGCATCTTGGACGAGGTAGAGGCGCAGACGTAATTCGTGGGCCGTGTCCACGATTGTTGAGCCAACTGTCAGGGTCAAATTGGCTGCGTTGAGCGTGATCCGCGCGGCAGGACCAGCCACAACGTCAACAAACTGGCTGGAAGAGGATGGGGTGATGTGCTGGATTGGGGCTTCTGTGATGTCCCTTAGCTTTGCTGGACATGCCGCAAGCTGGGTGTAGCCCGTCGAGTCTGAGAGCGGGTAATAGCCGTCATTGTTAGGGCCGCCTGTGATCGTGCCAGTCATCCAAGCGCGGAACTGCTCTTCGCGGGCTTGCCAATTGTCGAGCACTTCTGAGGTTTTGTTAGCCAACTCAGCGCGGGATGGCGTTGTGTCAGCAGCGTATGTAGCTTCGAGGTCTGCTAAATCAGTGTCGATTTGTTCAAGTGTTCTGGTCATACCTTATTTATTTGATATAAAATCCGGGGCCAGTTTCCTTCTTCACTCGTAAACTCGTTCCGCTTCGCACTGCACATGCCTAATCAAGAAAGGCATACGAAATAACTCCATTATACTATATGGTGTTTTCGCGTATGCCTTTTGTCACCTAATGCCAATAACTGCGGACCATCGTTACCCGTAGATCGGCATCACAAAGAGGGTGCGGCCATTGGCTGACACAGAGTTTTCAGCAGCAAATTGGACAGCAACGGTGTATGTTCCTGCCGGTAGTTCAAGTGAACCACTCATCGAAACACTGTCCGCTGTCTTTTGACCACCAGCAGCAAAGACGTTTGTTCCATTTATCCTGAGCCTTGTATTCCAAGTCTTATCACCATCAGGAAACCCCTGTGCAATGCTGGTGCTGGCATAGATATGTCCAGATCGAACCAACGTAACTGACTGAGTTAGTATGGTGTGATAAGTGCTTGTTCCAGTCCCACTTACTGGAGTGCTGGCCGTAACGGTTGAAGGACCGCCAACTGTGCCAAGTGTGCCGACCTTAAGAGTATCCACTTCCACGTTTGTCATTTTGATAACGCCGTCGCTGTAGATGAACGGAGAAAATGGGGAGCCGCCATTAGGATCGATGATCCTGAAAACGTCAGCAACAATCGTATAGTCACCCACTGACCCGTCATTGGTGTTCACAACGCCGGTAATATGCCCATCGACGTTGATTTGATTGATGGATCGCGCAGTAACGCCGTCACTGTCGATCAGGACTTCGTTCAGCGTGATTATGGCCGCTTCGTGGTCATCTGTCTTTGCGCTTAGTTCGCTCAAGGTCGCTGACAGAGTTAGTCCTGGGCCTGTTTGGACGGTTGAAGCATCCAAGATAAATGCTGTGCCGTCAGGGCTTTTTGCGCCGATGAGATTCAGGGTCGTGTTGATGGCGGAAATGTCTGTTTCGCGTTGTTCTCGTTCTTCAATGAGGACCGTTCCTACAGGCTGGCCTTCAACGAACGTGCGCTCATCAAAGACCGTTTCGATGTCATCAACGCGGAAGGTCTGAGCCAGCACGGTATCCGCATTGAATTCGAGATCATTGAGAACGTCCTCGACAGGACGGGCACCAACATACGTGCCCACGGGAGCACCTACAGTCGCGTTGTCCTGTGGTTTGCCTGCACCTGACACGCCTGACCAAGTGGCCGTGGTCGCGGCATTGGCGCTGATCGCCTTACGCAGCGAGACGATGGTATTGTAGACAGTTATCCATGCACCACGGAAACCACTACGAGTGATGGCTGTGTCTTGTGTCGTGTCATTCCACGCAGGGGTTAATCCAGCCAGATAGGTATCAAGGGCCGCGAATGCATTTACGTAATCGGTCTTCTCCGCCGTGATGCTGTATAAGTCTGCTTCGTTTTCGAGTGGAGTTTTCTCGGCAAACAGGCGGGCATATTCATCAATCCAGTATTTCTTTTCGGATCGATCCAAGATGCCATCTGCGCTCATTGCGTCCAATCGATCAGAGGCAATGCTTAGGTCATCGATGGCTTGGTCAAGCTCTTCCTGAGCTACCGTCAGTTGGGATTCAAAGGCGGATTGCTGAGACGCCAACTCCGCAACTGCTGGACTTATCTCGCTATCGCTATGCGTGGACCAGCAACGGGTATGGCCGACTTTGACCTTGTAAACTGAGCCGCCAGTCGCGGATTCCGTTATGCTGTGAAGGACTACAAGGGGGAGGGCATCGCGTTCGCTGCTCAATCTCGTGGGCGTTTTAGGGGCGAAGAAATCCCCAAGCTGCCAGATCCCAAGTCCGTTGGGGAACAGGTATCCTCCTGCTTCTAAGGCTGCTTGTCGGGCAATTTCGCCGGCACTGGCTTGGCTTGTGGAATAGAAGCACCAATCAACCGCGTTGAAGGCGGACAAATCGCCAAACGACGCCGATGGATTGGCGGTCTTGATAATGTGCTGGATGATGCCTGAAACCGACGAGGGGTAAGAGCTGCCGTCCTTTGCCCCTTCAACGTCACAGGATATTTTCTGGCTTGGCTGTCCACCAAGGCGAAACATGCCAACCGCAGGAGCCGCAGCCCATTGACCTGGCTCTAAGGCAAGGGCGATCAGCGCCGCATATGTGCTGACTGTAATTGCTGGGGGGCCAAGGGATTGAGCATATTCGTAGACCTCAGCGATGCTCTGAACGGCACCGTAGCCGTGGACCTGATAAACCCAATAAACGGAGTCGATCAAAACGGGATCGATGTTGAGGCAATTGCCGCTGCACCACGGCTTGAGAGTGCCCTTTAGTGCTGCATCTCCTTCGCTACCGCCAGTGCCCAGATATTCGTCGCTCAGCAGGTTGACGTCTAAAACGGCTTCCGTGCCCAAAAGCGTCAATGTGGCCTTGTGCCTCTCGCGGGAAAGTGCAGATACAGCCCCTTCAAAAATCTGCTGGTAACTGGTGAAATCGTCTCCTGCTTCACCCCACCAAAGGCTGGCATTTACGCCTGAGAAATCATATGTGGACCATACTTCGTTATCGAACAAATCCGACATATTGAAGCTGATTTGCCCATAGCTGTTTTGAACGGTGTCAAGCTGACCGTTGTTGACGAATTGAGTGCTTGTTTGTGGAAATTCAGTTAGAAATGGTAGCCATTGATAGCCGCCATTGATGGTTGTGCTTGATCCTGCTTTTTTTGAACACAGTCGGATTGTTTCAATTGATCCATCTGGCTTGATCGGACTTATCTCTGCATAAAGATTCTTCATTGAACAATCGCATCTCCCTTACCTTTTTCTCTATTTATTGGAGGTGATGGTCAGAGCAGGGATTGGACCTGAATGTCGAGCATGTAGTAATCTGAGTTGGTCGCGCTGCCTTTTGAGGTGCTGTTGATGTAGCAGAACAACGCCTGCTGCTGGACGTAATCGCTTTGTAGGTCAGGGATGAAAAGGAAGCCGCGTTTGTCGCCAAGCACCTTCATCAATGGATGCCATAATGACCAGTAGGTTGCTTCCGTGAAACCGCTAACGGTGAATTTCCACATTGGCTTGGTGACTTCACGATCTAAGCTGCTGACAGTCTGATTGTCGTAGCCAAACTCAACGCCTGCTGAGACGCCATCGCAGATGACGGATTTTCCGACCACAAGGCGGGAGAATTCAAGGAACGTGTCTGGGTTGCTCGCTGCCGTAAAATCCACCCTCAGGAAGCTGTGCGCTGCTGGCGTGGCGAGCTTGTAGAATAGGAGGGCTTCGTTCGTGTCTGCCGTGCCCGCAGCCAGCCCAATCGTTACATCGATGGCCGCTGATGATCCCTCTACGGCTGCTTGTGTGCTGCCAAGGCGGATTCTGACCGTGTTGCCTGCGACGAGATTTGAACCGACGATAGCGACGGTATCGATGACACTGCCGTCAAGTTGGACAGCGATATAATTGCCAGTGAGGTTCGCGGTTCTCCAAACCAATCCCTTTTCGTCGTTCAACAGATTAGAGGTGGGAGTAACGCCGCCTGATTGAGCTAAGACTGAGAAGGGAATAGGCGGTAAAAATAATGTGCTCATCTCATCCTCTGACTCCTATGACAGTGGTGTTTGTGTTGTAATCAGCCGAGAATGAAACGACCGTAGCTTGTCTATTTTCGGTTTTATATTCGGGAAAATCGAGCAGATACGACAATGGACCTTCAATGAAATCATTGAGGGTTATGATGCCCTCTATTTCTAATTCGAAATATCGAGGGTTTTCATTAAATGCTAATTCGTTATTTGCCCGTGTAGTCGCATCTGCCTCAGACAGATTGGTATCAATCGCAATCTCGCGAGCCATTTGGTTCTTGGCCTTGACGGCGGAATCAATGGCCGTGGCGTAGCGATAGTCTTGCTTTACAAAAATGGCTCTTTCATTATCACTTATTGGCATACCTTATTTATCTCACTTGAAATTCACTAATCGGCCATTCACTGCTTGGACTGTTGCGGCTTTCAAAGTCGCACCTGATTTGATGGCTGATAGAATCTGAGCCAAGGTGTCATTGGTGACTGCTATCGAGGCGGTGACCTGACTGGTTTGGTCTGTGATGGCTGTGTAGGTATCATCAGTAGCCGCAGCGTTGTTAAATTCGTTAGTCGCATTGCTGAGTGCTTGCTGAGTGAGCGTAACCAAATCATTTCTTATGTTTTGGAATCTATCGGTCTGTGAGCCGTAGAGGTCGCTTGCATAGCCCATGATTTCCTGCCCAAGCGCCGTGAAGTCACTCTGGTTGACAGTGCCACCACTTGCCAAGATACTTCGATAGCTGTTGAGTTTATTCAAATCCTCATTGAGCAGTGTGAGCTTACTAACGCCAGCACCATCACCATTAAGTTGCTTCATAAGGTCATTGAAACCTGATAGCTGAGACTTCAAAGTCTCCTGTAGCTTTATGTTTCGGTATTCCTCTACCTTCGCCAACTCGTCACTGGTGGCGCCAGCCTTCTTCATCTGCTTGGCTAATGTGTCGATGGATTTGACCACTTCATCGACTGCGCCAGCGACAGGATTCTTGTATGCCTTCAAGCTGGACAAGATGCTTTCGTAGGACTGAGCAAGTTGGGTAGCTTCTGACAGGTCCATATTTTGGAGGACACGTTGCGAGAAGCTGCTGATGCCCGTCATCACGCCTTGCTTGATTGCCGCTGTGATGGCGAACGAGATTGCTTCCTCTGCACCGTCCTTACCAAAGTCCGTTACGTCGCTGTATTTGCCTTTGAGCTTGCCTGTGCGGCCAGTGTCAGAGACACGCCATTTGCCCTTGTATTGGCCGATTGAGATAGTCGGCGTGCCTGTGATGTCGCCGCCAAGGGTGGCAGCAAGGTCGTTCAAGCTGCTGATGACGGAACCCGCCGCAGAGCTTGAATTGGCCTTGTAGGCTTCTTTGTTACCGCGTGTGCCGCCCACTTGTAGTGAGCCGTCGCTACCAGTCGTGATGGTGGAGGTGCCCCACTTAGCTTTCTTGAAGAGGCCACCAAAAACACCGCCTATGATACTCCCAATGATTGATCCACCTGGGATTGGAATGAAGCTGCCGATTGCACCGCCAACCTGAGCGCCTGTGCTGCTCATCTTGAGGCCAAGGGCTTTGCCAAGGCCAGCAACAGTGCTGCCAACCTGAGCGCCAGCCATCGCCGTGCCCATCACGTTGCCAAGTCCTTTGACGAGATCGCCGCCCTTACCAAAAGCGGTCTTCAAGCTACCGAATCCAGAGGTAGTTGATTTGTTCAAGGTAAAGAGGTTGTCGGTTACGCCGGTCATTCCCTCTTTGATGCCGCCGCTCAATGTGGTGGCGAATTTCTGACCGAACAAACCGTTGAATGTCTTACCGCCGTCGGTCGAGAAGGAGAGGACATTCGCGATGGAACCTAATGCACCAAATCCACCGTAATTGCCTTGCGAAGCCTGCACCATGTTTTGGAGCATCTGGCCGATCTTGGAGATTGCCGAACCCCATTTACCGCCTATCTGGTTGCCAAGTTCATCAATGCGCTGACCTAATTCATCGCGGAAGGTATTGGCGGTATCAACGATGCCGCGATTGTAAGCCTCAATGGCCTTGTCCACGTCAGCTTGTGTGATGACACGGCCTAATTTTTCTGAGTATGAACCAACTGAGGAACGAATCGCAGTTCTATCATATTCCTGTGTTCGCTTATCGACTTCGGTTTTCAATCCTTCGTTGACAAGATCAACGCCGCGTTCGAGGGCCTTGTTCGTTTTATCGATTGCTTGGCGCTTTTTCTCTTCCGCCGTAATCTGAGCGGTCAATACATCTAACTGATCCTTACTTAGCTTGACGCCATCCTTCTGTGCATTGGCAACAGTTTCCGATACAGCTTTCTGGATTGCTAACTGCTCTTCCGTTGCACCATTCATCTTGGCTTTGAAAAGGGCTTCTTCCTTGTCTAAGTCGATCATTGCCTTTCGGTGATTGTCGTTAGCAGCTTGAAGGAATTTGTAGGTCTTTGTCTGCTCAAGCAGATTGGATAGACGTTCCTTTTCAGCCGTGTTAATCTCACGGCCTACGATCTTCTCGTAATCCAATTCCTTGCCACGCTTTTCAACCTCAAGAGTAGTTAGCTTGGAAAGCTCAAGCTCGCGTTCCAATCCCTTCCAGAAGTCTTCCTGTTGGTTGGCTTTCTTGTCCTTTTTATCCTTCTTGTCAGTGCTCGTTGTAGCAGTGGAAGGATTAGTAGGTTTGTTAGGATCAACAGCGCCGCCCTGCTTTTCTTTTGCCTTGCGATCCTTAGCAATCTGGTCCGCTCGCTTGACCAAGCCATTGAGCGCGCCCTCAACGGAGTGAGAGAAACCTGATTTGAATGCGTCGCCTACCTCTTTGCCAAGGGTAACTGCGCCGCCGCCCTTCATCCTGCCAAGGTCGACATTACCTAATAAGGAGAAGTTAGCGCCTAAGTCGTTGGCGAAACCGATGACCTTGTTGATACCTGATATGGCGGTATTGATGAACCCTTCAACAATCTCAGTTGCACGATTGAAGGCGTTTACGAAGATAGTGGATATGGCAGTTGGCAAGCCTGAGTAATATGCAACGATAGCTTTGTAGGAGCCGTAGAAAGCGCCGATCACGAAATCTACCGTTCGTGCCGCTCCACGCATAAAGCCGAGAAGGGAGAAATCTAAGTCGCCAAAAGTGGTTGATGCCCAATCGCTGATCCCGCTGAACATCTCAGAGAACCAACCGCTGACTTTAGCCCACGCCTCTGATGCCCAATCAACAAATGATCGCAATCCGCCGCTGATGGATTCCCACGTTGCACGGCCAAGATCGCCTAATGAAGCAATGGACCCACCGCCAAGCTGGATGGAATCGCGGAACTGGTAGAGCAGGGCGATAGTGGTTGTGAGGGCGACGGCAATTGCACCGATTGGATTAGCGGCAAGCGCGGCCGTCAAAGCACGAACGCCAGATTGAGCGATCTTCATCCCTTCGCCAAAGAGGGCTGAGAATGTGCCGGTTGCTCCAAGCGCCTTCTGGAATGCGACCAACTGGCTAAGGGAGTTTGTCATCCAGCTCAGGCCAGCGGCGGCTTTGAACGCGATGAAAGAGGTAGCTGCTACCGTCGCCAGCTTGGATAGCGTGTCGATGTTGTTGGATAGGAAATCGAGCGCTTTGCCACCTACGGCCATCAAGTTCGTGAAGATCGGGGAGAGTGTATCGAATGCACCTCTTGCTATCTTGCCGATCTGCTCAAAACGCGGAGCCAGGTCTGTTGCCCATTGCTGGACCTTGGCGAGGATGACAGCCAGCGTGTCATTGATCCCAAAGCCTTTTGCGAATGCCCCTGTAATCAAGACAGCCGTATTGGATGCCGCCACGCCGATGTCAGCGAACGTGACAGGGATCTTCCCAAATTCCTTTTCGATGTTGGCGACCATCTTAGGGTCAGTGAGTGCCTTGGTAATCACATCAGCAGTCAGCTTGCCGTCTGCGGCCATCTGCTTGAGGGCACCGCGGGGCACGTGAATGGAGTCCGCGAATAACTGCATGAGACGAGGCGCGTTCTCAGCCAAGCTCGCAAACTCATCGCCAGCCAATTTGCCAGCACCAAGAGCCTGAGATAATTGGAGGATGGCAGCTTCGTTCTGTGCCGCGCCTTGCCCACCGATCTTGAGCGCCATGCCAACCGTCGTGGTCGCTCTGGCGACTTGGAGTTGGGATAGGTGAAGCTGGTCGGCGTTACGGGCCAATGTGCCATAAAGATCAGTGACCGCTCCAAGATCAGAACGGGTCTTGTTGGCAATTGAGATTACGTCTTTGTTTGCCTGTCCGAACGAACCAGTGCGGGCAGTAGCTAAAGTGAGTTTGGCCTGAATGCTGCTATAGCCGTCAGACAAATCCATTAGCTGCTTGGCAACATATCCAATGCCAAGCGTGGCCATAATTCCACGGAATGATGTTAGTTCGGTAACTGCGCCTTTGATGCCATTGGACAGGCTGGAGAAGCGGTTGTTTGTTAGCCCTACCTCTTGGCCTAATTTCTTTATGTTGGTTGATGAAGAGGCGCTTACAGTTCCAATGCGTCCGATTGACGCAGACATATCGTTGTTGTTAGCTGCCGTGAGTTTGCCAATTTGACTGAGGTTCGTGAGGGAGGTTCGTAGGCGCCTAACGCCATCCTCTGCGCCTTTTGGGTCAATCGTGACTTTAATACTTCTTGCTGTATCAACCATATTGTTTTATCTCGCCTGCTGCCCCTCTATTTATTTTTAGGTAGCTGAGCGTGATGCTTCGCGTTTACGTCTCTCTTCTATGCTGCTCAGAAAGTATCCATCCATTTGCCTGATGACATAGACCAACGCGCGAGTTTCGCTTGGTGTGAAACCCATGTAGTTGGCCCAATTCACAATGGATGAAAATGGAATTGGGCCAAGGCTCATGCCGATTTGTCGTTCTGAGCTTAGTTCATGGAATGCGTCCCAATAGAGCAGATTAGTTAGCTTAGGTGCCTCTTCCATCTTACGAGCAACTAACTCGTTATCTGGATTCGCTTCATACATCTCTACTAAATCAGCGCCGCCTTTATCGCGCCATTCCATGAACTCGATTAGTTTTTTGCTTCTTCTTCCTGTGTCGCTTCTGGATCGTTGCGGAAGTTACGAACGTCGCCAGAGAAATCAAATAAAGCATCAACTAAGAAGTTGGTGGTTTGATGATCGGTCAAAAGCAACTTAACAGCCGTGTCTTTGCTGAATGGTAAGTCACCACCCTTTGGTCCAAAAGGCACTTCCTTCCATCCAAGAAGGGCAATCTCCACGAATGCGCGGATCGTATTTTCACGTGGTTTCGAACGCTCGTTCTTATGGGCGCGATTGTAGCGTTCCATCGCAACGCGAACGTGAGGTGATGTGGTGTTGAAAAGACCCAGCGTATATGTGCCAAGATATGTTTCGTCGTCGTAGATTGGGAAATCGACGCCTTTAACCGCCAGCTTTTCGTCATATCTGTTAGGCAAATTGAATGAAGTCATTATAAGCTCTCCTTTTTAGCTCTTTAGCTTATTTATAAAGGAGATGGCGGGATGTGTATTTCAACACCCCGCCTTGTATCGGAAAAAGAGGAAAAAAGCCGATACAGATTATAGTTGTTCGATTTTCAGGTCAGTTGCTTCTGTGTCGTCCCAACCGGCCATAAATTCCATAACGACCATCATTGAATCGCCTGTTTCATCGTAAGGGACTGAACCATATGCTGCTGGCAATGTGAAGCGATAGCCATCACCTGTGCCGCCAATTTCAAACACGACTGGCTGAGCGGTTCCATCAATCGCAGTGTCGATTGTGAAGCTCTCGCGCAATGCCTTGACAGTGATCTTAACTTGGTGGCTACCAGTGGTTGAGATTGCGTAAGGTGTGTTTGTGCCGAGTTGCGGAACAGTCTTGCGGTCCTGAGTGAATTCAAAAGAGATTTCGCTGAACACAAGAGTCTGGCCAGCAACTGTGATGTTGGTCACATCTGAACCCATAAACTCGGTTACAGAGTCTACGGCTGTGACCGTCAATGCGTTGTCAGTCGCGCTTGGAGTGCGGCCAGTGAAGAGGAAATCAAAGGTGGAATCTACAGTTCCAGCGGCTCTCGCATCGACCTTGAAGCTGGACACAATGCAGCCAGCGTTGATCTGATACATCGTGGAATTGAGCTTGGCGATCAACGAGAAGCTGGAATCTGTCTTACCAGCTTTGATTGTCTGGACACCGCCAACATCCGTCCATGCTCCGCTAATAGCGTTTGCGATCAGTGCATCAATGACGCTTGCTTTTTGGAAGCGAAGGTCGAGTGATCCAGTGCCTTCCGCAGGGCCGCGACGCGAGCCGTTGCTGGTGCGATTTGGACGTATAGTGTCTGAGGCAACATCATTAGTCTTGTGGACAGGAAGTGCTTGGCTTGCCTTCTTAGGAATATCGTAACGAGTTGCGCCAGTGGTAGGAGTTACGCCAAAGGTAACTTCTGGAATCAATGATAGCGTAACGTCAAGTGGGTTAATAATGGCCATTTGTTAGCCTCCTTAAATCGAATATCAAACGGCCTCTTGGCCTCGTGATATTTATTGATAAGGAGTGCTTGGATTCTGGCTTATTTACGATCTAACAGAGCGATAGAAAGACAAGTGATTGATCTTGTATGCGGGATCATCGATTGTCGGAGTGAATGGCTGAGTTGATGTTTGATAAACGTAGAGGGAACTATCGTCCGAGCGCCAGTCGCGGATTGATGCGTTCCAAGCGTCCAATACGTCATAGCCAATTGCATCGCCCATCTGCTCAGGGACGATGATTTGCAGGGTGGCGATACCTGTTTGGTTGTATCTCTTGGTTTGACCGATTGATGCGATTTGCTGAGTGTTGGGCTTCACGGAGAAGCGGCACCACACTGCATCAACGGGCGGAGTGACAGCCTCTTGGTTGTCAAAGATAATCAGCATGTCTGGGTAGGTAACTGCGAGTGTGTCTAATAGTCGTCCTCTCATTGCCAAAACATCATCAAATATCATTCGTTAGGCGGCTCCTTCGTTGAATTGCTGGACAGTGGTTTCTACGAAATTCTCTGGCGATTGTTTTGAGTGTCCGTTGTTCAAATCGACAATGTGACTGACATTGTTCTCAACAAAGCCAGATTCACCGAATTTGGTTGGAACAGTCGGCTCCCAGCCTCCGCGAGCTTCGCCCGTATCAACTGCTGTTTTTAGTTTGAGTGCTGCTGTGGCATCCAATGTCGTCTTTGCGACCATATCCACTGACTGCTGCTCAGTGATTTTAATGTCCTCATCGATATGGTTTATGATGTCGCTGAAATCGAAATTCATTTGTTATCCCTCCACATCCGCTTCCCACTGGATGATTGTGCCTTTGAACACGACAGGGCTTGCCTGCTTCACCAGTAGTGAGCGGCTTCCAATCGCGATCTTGTCGCCTTGTTGAAGCTCATCGCGGCACTTGACGATGTTGATGATTTGCTCAGCGCCGTTCTCGACAATCTGCTTTCGTTCGTCCTCGACCACTTCCACGTTGAGTGGTGTGCTGCTGCCTCCTGATGGGCGGCCAGTGCGAGGATCGACGGTGCCTTTCGTCACGCGGATAAGGACGGCTGAAACACCGAACGTGGCGAATACCTCCTCTCGCGCAGCAATGAACTCATCCACGAGGGTCATATGATAACCCCTGTGGAGAATGTGATCGTGTTGCCGCCGCTGTTCGCCCTGAGCGGGGCAAGCATTGCTGTTATGAGGGGATATGGGTCATCGCTTGGGTCAATGTCCGCGTCCTGATACTCGGTTTTGATGGATTGCCCGCCGCTTTTGACCTCTTTGGACTTGATCGTCTGTGAGGATTTAAGGGTGGGAGCATCGGCCAAAAACTCCAAAGCCAGGAGCGCATAGGCAGCGATGTAGCGAGCATCTGTTGTCTGAACATCTGACTTGAATGGTGCGTAATAGGCGAGAATATAGTCATCGGCTTTGTTGATTGCGGCCTGCTTGATGGAATCATCGCCTGTCCAAGCAGTGTTGCCCCTTGCTGTATGGAAATCATTTGCTTGATTTATGGTTATGGACATTCACAAGAGCCTCAACTTATCTTTTATCTATTTATCCTGCGAGGTGATTTGGATATGAAAAAGCCCGACGTTTCCGCCGGGCCTAATTCATTGTGTGACAATTATTAGCCGTTTGTCTTGACAGCGACTAATGGGATTGCCTTGCGGGAAATTACACGGTTCCATGTAGCAGCGTTATCAAGTTCGCTGTTAGCTTGTGAAACACCATTGGTTGGGGCTTCGATGTTGCTGAAACCGAATGGGTGAACAATGTAGCGGCGACGTGAGATGATGGTTTCTTTACCTGAGAAGTTACCAGCAAATTCGTCACGAACTTGAGCAAGTGCTTCTGATCCGAAGCTACCAGCACCATATCCAAACAAGCCGCTGCCAGTGAAGTAGGTTGTGTAAACTGGATAATCAGGATCAGTGTCATTAACACCTACGTTGTCAGTTTCAACAACGACATAGCCCTGATAGGTTTCCAAACCGATGTTGGTTTGTGAAGCTGGGACGAATGCGTTTGGTTCTGCAATACGGAGATTGTTCACAACGTCTGAGTGAGCAAAGAGATACTTGAGTTCACCGCCAGCATCACCCATTTGCTTACGAGCGTTGCCAAGGACAGTGCCGCCCAACAATACCTGTGAACCAGTAGCAACAGATGCATTGTGGATCATGTCGCCGCCATCGTTTGCGGCGTTGTCAGCCAAAAGGCCAGCGAGGATAGCAAGGATTGCTGATTCTTCGTCGGCTACCCAGAGGCGAGCGAATTCGCTTGCAGCATATGCAATGGCGTCTGAATCGCTGGCGTAGTCCGCGATGTCCATAGCTTCGAACGCCAATGCTCTTTGAAGCATACGGGCGGTCATGCTGCCCTGTTGGACCTTGGATGGGGTGCCTGCTTCTTCTGGGTTGTCGCTCATTGTAGCTGCTTCACCACCATTGGTCGGCTTCCAGAAAGGAAGGACGCCGTTGAAGCCTGCTGTTTGTGCTTTCTTGATAATGCGCTGGTCAGGAACAACGATCCCTGATTGGCGTAGTTTTGAATTCTCGGTGATCTTTCCTTCTACGATCTTTGCAAAGGATTCGACCTGAACAATATCTGTTAGTCTGGTTGTTGACATAATAATTTGTCTCCACGTTAGTCGATTTTATTCCGACTAAGCGCGGCGACTTGTCGGACGCCGAAGTTGTGTTTCGGCATCCGTATTTAGTTTTCTGAATTACTTTGGTTTTGGCTTTGCCATTAGATCAGGTCATTGCGACCGACTTTCTGAGCAATTGCTTTTGCCAACTGTGGGTCTTTCTTATCGATTGAGAGCCATTCAGCTTCACGGGATGCGAAGTTGTCTCTTGTCCAATCTCCCAATGAAGTTGAGTTAGTCCCGTCATTGCCCATTATGTTGCCACCACTGTTTTCAGGTGCGCGAACGTAGATAGCCCCTGACTTAGAGAAGTAGTCCTTCGACCAGTCCTCTATGCTCTTGCCGTCAATGGTCGCTTCGCCATTTTCATATTGCACTCTGCGGTGAATTAGGGACTCAACCGCATCAACGTGGTCTGTGATGACGTTGCTCTTGGCGATTGCCTGAGCGATTGCGTTATCAACGCGAATGGTTTTCAGGCTGCTATTTGCAGTGTCTAGTTCTGCACGGAGGGAATCTAATTCCTTCTTGTGCTTTGTTTCTAATTGCGATTTGATTTTCTCGATGTCGCCCGCTTTGGTAGCTGCTTCACGCTCTGCTTCTTCGATTGCGTCTTGAGCTTCCTTGGCTGCTTGTGAGGCTTTGAACTTCTCGCCTAATGCAGCTTTCTTATCGGCTTCGAGTTTGGTATTGCTTTCTTCAAGCTCTTTGATTTTTGCTAATGCTTCTTCTAATTCCATTGTCTCCGTTTCTCCATCGAATATCGGAATGGACGCCAAGGTCCATCTGCAAAGCACCATCGCTTTGCCTTCTATTTATCATTGGAGATTATGGCGCTCTTTGAGTTGAGCTAATGAGAGGACAGTTCCATCATTCCTGATGAAGTCAGCTAAGTTCAAAGTGCCTTCACGGAACAGCTTGGCTCTTGCGGGTCCAAGGATTTCAAGTTGGACCTTATCGCCTTTGTTTTTGAGCCATTTGTCGAACGTAACATCAGCAGCAACTTGGCCATCCATTGAGGCGCGCTCTGACGGGGATATGTCCTTTGCCGCTATGCCTAATTCATTCCAGCTTTTGGTGACTGGAATGGTCGTAGAACGGCAAGCTACGTGAAGCGGCGGGATTGGGCCTTCGCCAATGGTATACACATTGCCAGACAGGCCAGCACAAGTGATCGTGGTGCGGTTGTCGAGCGTCGCAAGGAACTGCCAGCCTTTCAGGAGGCGTTCGTTCTCTGCCCATGTCTGCTGAGCAGCGACGTTGCTGATATGGGTGACTGAGGTGCGGACGATGGATTGCGCTGACCTACGGCTGATTTGCAGGATGCCGTCTTGGTAGTTTTGTGCCTTCGTGCCTCGTATCGCGCGGGCAATCTCATCTGTGCCTTGGCCTTGGACCAGCCCTTTGCGGATAGCTGCTTCAACACGGGAAGCTCTGCCGTCCTCCATACCTTTTACCCAGCTACTCAACAGGCCAGAATTGCCGCCGAGGGTGAGCAGGCTGGATTCAACAATCGCTCTCAGGCGATTTGGGGTTGGTGTAGCGGTGGCGAAGGAAGCGGGGAGGGCTTTGGCGATCGAGCTGGACTGAAACTGAGCTTCGATGCCAGCGAGGCCAGAAAGCTCGTCTGAGAGGGCATTGCCTATTTTGCCGTATATGGCGCTGTTGATTGCGCGGACCTCTTCTAAGAGCGTTTCAAGGCGTTCCTGAGTGCGCTTGGAGAGGATGAGGCCGCGTTCATCTATCGCAGCGAGGCGCTGAGCGATTTTGCCAACGAGATCCTCGTCAACGGAATTGAGCAGGTCGATTATCTGCTGGGCTAAGCCGGTGGAATATCTCTGTAGGTAAAGCGCGTGGCGGATTGCCGCGTCACGGATTTGCTCGTTGGCGCTCATCAAGCACTGGCGCCTCCATCATTAGTAGTGGGCGCAGCGGCAGGCCGATCAATTATCTGCTGCTCGATTTTAGCCTGATAATCATCCCAGCGGACTGTCTCGCTGATGACACCAGCATCGCGCAATTCGTGGAAAATGCTCTCCTTGGTAATCATGTCGGCGTTGAAGAGGGCGAGCAGCGCGTCGATGTCGCTCTTGTCCAGCTTGCGGTCGAGATAATTCGTGTTGAGCATGAACTGAGTTTTGCTGTCATCGTTTTCGCCCATCCACCAAGCCATCCAACGCAATGCGTCTTGGAGTGGGCGGGAAATGGCGCGGGCAAGGCCAGCCAATATGCTGTTGTCTGAGGTTTGGCGGATTGCGATTGTCTCAGCGGCTTCTGGTGCTGCTTTGTCGTCCTGCAAGATGCGGGCACCAGTGCGGGCAAGTTGGCTCTTTTTCTCGTCAATTCGGTTTTGGAGGCGGGCAGAGCCTTCGCCTGTAAATTCCTTCACTTCGATCTTGGAGTTTATGCCTGCGGATTCCCACACAACACCTGGGCCGAAATTCCAAATGCGGGCTATTGGATTGCCGTCTTTGTCTTTCTCGGTTTCAAATCCATAGGCTGAGATGAGTGGGTTTGCTAAGAAGCGGTCAATCTGTGTGAGAAGACCTGACTTCATATAAATCTCGTGGTTCAAGTCCACCATATGTTCAAAATGTGCGCTTGTAGGTAACTTGCTGCTCTTCGTGTTGACGAGCCTGAATGGGATGAAACTGAGTGGCTTACCAAGGCGGGTTGGTATCGTTGTTTTGGAATCAGCAACTTGACCATCGACAAGGTAGTGAGTGGTAATCTGATAAATTCCGCCATTCAATTCAAGTTCAAGGATTTTGCTTTCGCTCTCAAACAAGCGAACATATGAAATAACTCGTTGGTTGTTCACGATGCTAAATTCATAATCCATTATGCTCTCTGCTCTCCAAAGAGAGAGGAATGGGCGTTGTCCTTTTTCAATGGCATTCGCAGCCGTTAAGCCTGAGTGCGCTTCTGGATGATCGACAAGCAAACCAGTGAGGTTTGTCGTGAATGTCTCGCGGACCAAAAGACGAGAGAACTCTTCCAAGCTGTCAGCGTCTTTGGTTATCACGTATTGGATTTGCTGTAGGTTCTCTGGCGATTGGAATTGCGGCTCTTTGCGGAAGATAAGGCCCATCCAGCCTTCCATGACGGAGATACAAGCCGGGTAGAAATCTACTTGTAGCTTAAATCTCTCGTATTCATCATTGGACATTCCAACGACAGGCTCAGGTAGATAAGTCTTGCCAGCAAGTGAGACAGTATCCTTACCAGCGAGGAAGTCCCTGTTCTTTTTCCACCTAGTATGCCATTGTGCTAATATAGGATTGACTGATTGAATGTCTCTGCTCATGCGCGAATACCTGATAATTGTTTCAGGTATTTATTTCCCGCGCTTTAGAAGAAGTTGGCGATGCGACGCATTGCTATTGTGCTTGGCTTTTCGCCTTTGCCGTCAACATCGAAGAGATACCATAGTGCCCACACAAGGGCGTCCATGCGGTCAGGTGATTTAGCTGCTCCGCGTTCCATCCCGAACTCATACATTTGGGTTTCAAGTTCGCTGAGATTGTGGCCTACGTGATGGACTTTATCTTGGGCGTAGATCAGCGCGATTGGTTCTGCGCGTGTCAGCTTGCCTCGTGATGCCGTGACCTGTTTGACGGGCAGATTGGGAGCGTATTGCCTCAAGCCATTTTCGATCCAATCACCGCCGTTGTTAGTTTCAACGATGATGCTGTCAGCTTGGTAGGTATCAAATGCCTCAGTCACCTTCTGGGCAACCTGCTCAGGTGTGTATTTGCCTGTAAGGTCGGCCAATATGTAGGCTTCGTCCTTCAACATGCCGGCTACAATGATGCCTGTAAGGTCGCTTTCCTTTTTGGATTTAGAGGCAGGGTCAACGCCTATTACGATCCGTTCGAGGTCTTTGGCGAAAATGCCGAATCTGCGATTGCGCTCGAAATTATCTAAGTCAAAGATCGCATTGTCGTTTTGGGCTGACCAATCGCCGTCCAGATAGCGAGCGCGTGTCCGTGGATCAGCGTTTGCGTATATGGCAAGGTATTCCTCATCGACGTTCTGGACCTTGACCTTGCCGTATTTTTGCACATCGTTGAGGGGCTGATTGTTGACTGGGTTTTGACCGTCACGGAATACCTTACAATCCCAATCGCTCTCGAAGCGCGGATTGCAGTCAAACACCATTTTACGGACGATAGGCAGGCCATTATCGTTGTGTGTAGGTGATCCATTGAGGCAGCCAGCCAACTGTTGAACGTCTGACCAGTCAAACTCACTTACTTCGTTCATCCATATTGTTTGGTATTCAGTTCCAAGCACCTTATCCAAACGATTTTCATCCAAACCGTCGAACATGATGTAGGAGCCGTTGTCGAAGTAGGCGATTAGGTCGCTGGAGTTGAGCTTGACCTTTTCCCTTAATGGCGCGCCGCTTGGGTCTGCCATATGATCCAGCATCCAATTGAGCGTCTGCCTCCAAAGCGAGGATTCACAGGCTGTTCTCGTTCTACGGACGATTAGATGCGTTGAACCTGCATAAAGGAGGCAACGCATGAAAATGTAATAGAGGATTGCTATGCTCTTGCCGCCGCGTCTGTTGCCGTAAATGAGCAACCAAGTCAGCGTCGTGTCCATCAACCCTTTGAGGGCTTCAAGCTGGTCAGGTCTAAGGGATAGGGGTTCTTTCGTTTTACGTGATGATATTTTTGTCATCACATATTTAGCTGTTCTCCAAAACCAACTGAGCTACGATGTCGATGACGGCAGATACGTTGCCTGTTGCTACGGCTGATCCTGCAAAGAGGATTGAAACCAGTGCGGCTAAGAGTTTGCGTCTCATGAGCGCCCAACGAAGGACGGATAGAGCTTTCCCGCCTACGGATTTTAATGTGTTGATGGTTGCTTGTTTCATATCTGACTCCTTGGTTGTGGTGTCAGATATTTACCCCTGATAAATGTGTGGTTCGCTCAGTAGGTTCTTTCAGTTGTTGACATACCTTCTGTCAGCCGTATTTGATAGGAGCCAACGAAGGCAAATTGAAAGGAACTATAAATGGCTAATGTGAACTGGAAGAACCTCATCAAGCCCGTCGCTAAGACCTCTGCTGGTGCCGCAGTATCTCCCGCAGAACGCGCTGCTAAGTCGATGGACGATGCGCTGGCTGCGTTCAAAGGAGGCAACAAGGACATTAAGCGTCCTACAATCAAGCAGGCTGGAGACTCTGTTGTGTTCAGCGTTCGCTATGCAAACACCGCGCTACTGCTTGATGGTGCCAACAAGGAATTTGCTGTTCCTGCTAATAAATTCGAGGAAGTGTATAACGCCATCAAAGCCAGTGTGCTTGCAGGCGAGTTTAATGAGCAGCTTGCTCCGCTGGCTGAGAATGCCAAAAAGCGCGGTAAGGCAATGGCCAAGTCCAAAGCCGCTTCGAAATAA